GCCTTAATGCGTTCACCTATAATCAAATAGCAAAGACGGGTATTAAGTTAGAGTTGATTCACTATTATCTAATAGGGACTATGAAAGCAACAAAACTATGCCGTTCAAAACAAGATGATAAAAACACTTAGATGGTGCAACAAAACATCGAAACTAGATTATACCAGTATTAGGGTAAGCACAAATGTGAAGTATATAATAAATATATGAGTTTAAATAAATATGAAATCAAATGTCAGTTTTGTTCAGAATTATGTGGAGTAGTAAATTATAGAAAGATAGTAACATGTTTTAATTGCAAGAAGGAACGTAGTAGAATTAATACACATGAAAGAAATCAAAAAAAGAAAAAAAAAGAATAAGCATATAAAGATAGACTTAGATTCTGGTCTTACACTCAAGATGGAATTGTTTTGTAACTATTATCTATTTGGAGGTAAGCTAGGAAGTAAGAAGTTTATATTAGGGAATGCAACAATGTCTTATGCACTTGCTTTTGGTATAGAGATTAAAGATAAGAAGAGATACCAAGTTGCGCAAGTTTCAGCATCTGAATTACTATTAAAACCTATTATTAAGAAAAGAATGAGAAAGGTATTATATGAAAATGGTTTTAACAACGACGTGGTTGATTCTCGTTTATTAGATATTGTAAAGACTGCATCACCAAAAGATTCTAACGTAGCTATAAAGACTTTTAACGAATTACAAAAGAGAATTGAAACAACTACCAATGTTGTTATTGTAGATCAAGACAAGAAAGGTTCACTTAATAAAGCATTAGAATATTTAAATAAGAAATAGTAGTTTATAAACATAGTAATCGCGGTTATTATGAATGGAAGAAATAGAAAAAACAATATCGCAAAACATACCTGAAGATCTCAAGGCTTTATTTGCATTCGACAATGAACCTAATTATCTAATTCTTATAAAGTTTAATTTATGGGCAAGACACTTCTTTGGAAAGTATTTTATATATGAAGACGCACCTTTTCATAATGATATTGATGATAATAATTTAAATGCGTATAGAGGTTTTATAGATTCATTTTTAAATATAGCATTCAGAGGTGCAGCTAAGACCGCTCGAACAAAGTTGTTTGTAGCATTTTGTATTGCTAATGATATGCTTCATAGAAAGAAATATATCAAAGTACTGGCTGAAGACACGATCAACTCAAAGCAGGTTGTTACTGATGTATATAACATGCTGATCACTCCTGAGATCGTAAGAGTCTATCCAGAGATATTTCAAAAGACTAAGTATAAACGTGAAGAGACGATGAACAGCTTTACTACGGCTACTGGTATTAAGATGTTGGCTGATACGGTTGGTACTGCAGCTCGTGGTGCTCTACAGGAAGAAGCACGGCCTGACTTTATATGGTTTGAAGACTTTGAGAACAGAAAGACATTGAAGTCCGCTGTTATAACTCAAGCGATCGGTGATAACATGGAAGAAGCAAAGAACTCATTAGCTATTCATGGATCTTGTTTATATAATTGCAACTACTTATCCGAACGAGGTAATGTTCACAAATTAGTTACTAAAGCTAATGGTAAATCAAATATCAAGTTGATTACGCCTTTACTTGTAAACGGTGAACCATCTTGGCCTGAAGCATATACAATTGAAATGATTAGTAAATTGAAAGCAACCGCTGATGACTTTGCTGGAGAATATCAATGTGAACCATCTGCTGGTGCTGATATATTCTTTGATCGTGATGTGATAAAGCGACACGAGAAGAAAGAAACTAAAAGAATTATAGCTGATTTTAAAATATTCCATGAGTTTGACCCAAGTCATAGATATGGATCTGGGCACGATGTGGGTGGGGGTGTTGGATTAGATAGTTCGACATCTGTATTTATAGATTTCTCGACAATACCATCTAAGGTTGTTGCTACATACAAATCAAATACGATTAAACCAAATGTATTCGGTGACGAAATAGAATCACAAGCAAATAGATATGGAAGAAATATTGTTGCTGTGGAGAATAATAAGTTTGATAGTTGTATTGAAAGACTCAGGACTTTAAATTACGATAACATGTACTTTCAAGAAATGAAACCAACTAAGATAGGATTACCACCTCGAACAAAAACACTTGGTTGGAATACTAATGCAGATACTAAATCCAAAATGTTATTTAACTTCAGAAAAGCTGTGATCGATGGTCACTTAGAATTATCTGATGAAGATCTTATAAATGAAGCATGGTCATATTCAAGAGATGACTTAATGGATAAGGATATTGATCCACGACTGTCTACAAGACACTTTGATCTGTTGATCGCAGCTTGTATTGCTTATATGATGAAAGACTATGCGGAAATTCCTACTGATCCTAATAATTCATATCAACAAAAAGATTATGAGAGTCCAATGATAGACGATGATAATAAATAACATGGAAACTAAATCAAAAAACAGAGATGATTATTTTAGATGCAAGATATGCTTCGAGTTATTTGAACAAGAGAAATGTATTAGAGATAGAATTACTGGGGTTTATATTTGTCCAAGAGGTTGTGTTAAGTCGTATGATCAACCCAAATACGAATCACCACTATTCAATGACCTATAATACTATACAAAAAAGATGTAGTAGGTGTGATAATATTTTTAATATCCCAAGAGTTAATAAAGGTCGAACGTTTTTAAAGATATTAGATTTATACCCATGTACCTTTTGTGGTTATAGAGTAGATGGAAATGGTATAGGTGAATTAACTTCTGGACGATGTATTAGTTGTTCAATACCGTTTATAATCATCAAAGAACATTGCAAAGGTATGTGCCATAGGTGTTATATGCGTAAATGGAGGATTACAAATGTCACAAAATAAAGCCATTTGTTATTATATATACAATGGATAATAAAGAAACTCAAAAAGATATTGAATCAAATGCAACAGATCAAGGTCTGGAGAATTTGAAACTCAACCAACTAGCCGATAAAGCAGTTGAGAAAGCTCTCAGGCAATTAATTGTTAGTACTGAATTTAAAGCTCCTAGATTAGCTAAGGTTGCTAAATATTATGCTTTATATAATGGTCAAACAGTTAAAAAGCTTAGGCAATTGTTCAATGTGCCTATACCTGTCTTTCCGGGCATGATCGACACTTTGAATGCGCAACATGATTCACCTATTCAAGTTAAACTTCAAGAAGGTGGTGCTGAAGACTATTTTAAAGTCAAAAAGATAGATGCTGCTTTTAGAATGGAAACGATGGATTCTAATGAAAGTAAGAAATGGGATAACAAATTAAGGCAATCAAGGAAAGATGCTATATTCACAGGTAGAGGAATCACACGGTATGAAGTAACAAGTGATCCTAAATATAAATCAAATCTTAAGAATGTATCTTTAAAGGACTTTCACTTTCAACCTAAGGGTGGTAGTGCGTTAGAAAATCATTTATGGGCTGGACAAGAAGGTTTTAAACGAACCAAGCATGATTTATTAAAAGGTGTCAAATCTGGTAAATATGATAAGGCGCAAGTAGATAAATTAATTACAACGGCCTCAGAATCGCATTATGAGCCACAGGATTCTCAAATCATTGACATAAATGTTAAATTAGAACGTTTCAAGCCACTTGGACTTAATCCTGATAATGATACCTATGTTGGGGAACAAGTATTTATGTTATGTGAATGGGTTTTAAATATGAACGGTGAAAGATATTATATTTTGTTTGAACCTTGGACTCGTGTATGGATTTCATTTAAGAAATGGAAGGATATGAACTCATCTGGATTATATCCTTGGGATTCTTGGGCAACTCATGAGGATAATGAAAACTTCTTATCAAAGTCTTACGCTGATGATTTATATACCGCCTGTGACGCTATCGTTGCTTTATTCAATCAAGAATTAAGTAACCGTGAGAAACGTAACTTTACTCCACGTGCTTATGATAAAGATATGTTTACTGATGTTAGAAAATTAGATCAAGCTTCTTATCGCCCCGACGCGTTGGTACCTGTTGATACTAAGGGGGGTAGCAGACGTATTTCTGAAGGTCTATATGAATTTAAAGTTGGTGAATTAGTTGGTACTGTGAATCTTATTGATTGGATTTCTGGTTCACTTGGTAGAAATACAGGAGCAAATGATTTATCTATGGGTGCTGTACAAGACGCAAACAAAGCTGCCTCAGTAACATTTGCTGAGCAACGAGCAACATCAAAGCGATTAAGTTGGGCTTCTGCATCGTTCCAAGATATGATGGCCTCACTTACAAATAAATTTATATGGGGTTTGAAAGATCACATGCCATCTGAAATGGCTATTAAGTTACTTGGTCAAAATGGTTGGGACTGGGAACAAATCACTCGTTTAGAATTAGATACTGAAAAGGACATTGATATTATTATACTTTCTACTGATAAGCAATTACTTGAGAATGAATCGAAGTCTAAGAAAAGACAAGAAATCTTGGGTGCTATTGGTGCTGATCCAAATCTTTCTATCATAGCTAATTCCCAATGGAGGTTAGAACAAATGCTTAGAACTGGTGAATGGGACGACGTGGAGATCGCAACAGCCATGGATCCTAAGACTTATAGCGATAAGAAATCACTAGCGCAAGCTGCTAAAGCAATTCAATTAATATTACAAGGTGTAACACCTGAGCAATGGTTTGGAGCTACAATAGCTTTTATGCAAAAGATTGTAGACTTCGCAGCTGATAATAGAACTACATTAAAAGATAAATATCAAATATTGCTTGAGTTTGCTATGTCTCACGTTGAAATTGTAAAAGGTAATCTTGAAAGAAAGGTGCAAGAGGAATCACTAACCCAAATGAATATGCCACAAGACCCCGCGGCTGATCCTAATCAACAACCAGAAAGTAAAGCAGAAAATCCCGGAATGCCCGGGGGAATGTCGAGGGCAATGCAAATAGGTAATGCAGCTATAACATAATATTATGGAAAAAGAACTAATAAAACTTAAAGAAACGTTTTTAAACAGGGAAGACATAGATCAAGACGACATAGACCAAATAAATGAATGGGAAAATGCGCTTAGGGATAATAAAGATTTTGAAGCATGGCAGAATCACGGAATAACACAGTCAATTGTTAAACAATTAAAAGATTTTTACAGAGATACAGTTTATTATTTAGGCACCGTGGAAAGCATTAGTGAAGTTGATAGAATAAAACTTTGGTCGAAACAAAATGCTATTAAGTTTATATTATCTTATATGACTAAAGATGTTAAAGGT